GTTTGCTGAATTAGCAAACTTATCGTATCTGCTCATTGGCAAAGGTTGGTTGGTACTTGGAGATGTTGAGATAGCACCACTTGATATTGACATCTCTAACCACTTTTCAAATACAGGTCTAACGAAATGGTCAATGGTAAATCTTTGGTATAGTCTATACATCTCACGATCTTCTAATGCACCTGCCCTTAATGAACTGTAATTTACAGAACTAAGGTCATTGGTCAAAGCGTGATAAGAAATATTCAAACCTGATGCAATACTTCTTAAAACTTGTGTACTGAATGATTCAAAAGCTGAAGTTGGATGGTCAGGATCAAAAGATTTGAAATCCATTCCAGCAGGTAGTTGTTCAAATGTTCCAGCTTCAGCGTTCATTATTGGTACATATTCTTCATCTTCTCCATCTCCCACATAACCATCACCATCATTAGAAATGAAGAAACCCATCTTACTTGCTGATACTCTTGCAGAAACTATTTCTGCTTCTAAATAACCATTTAATAATTTTATGTTTGCCATAGCAGATGCAGTAAATGGCACACCTCTATTTTGTTCAGGTCTATTAGGGATGTAAGCATGGATCAATTCATCTGCACTAACTCTAATATGTTTTTGTCTTGCATAGTATTGGTTATCAAATGGATGATTTTGAAACAGATAATAAGCAATAGGTTTATTACTTGCATTTAACTCAACACCCATTTTTACTTTATTACCACCCTTTTCAGGATTGTCGTTTTTAGTTTCGTCTAAATGATCTGCTTCTAAAAACTCTATCTGATAACCAAACTCTGAATCTCTTGACTTGACATGACGAACTAATACTTCACCATCTCTTGCTAAAGATTCGATAAATAATTTTTGACAATCTATAAATGTTAATCTGCCGTTAGTTGTGCAGTTCCCTAAACGACACCATTGATGCCATTTTTGTTCAATGATTCTATTTGCTACTAAATCCAAACTACCATCATCATTTCTTGCTTTCATTGATAAACGAATACCATTGTTTCCAACAACATTGGATTGCATTAGATTTAAATATCTTTGTACATAACTATCATTTCTTGCTAAATCTCTTGATCTATCTCTAAGCAATCTTAAATTGGTTTTTATTTCTTCATCAGCAGATGTGGATGTTTGTAAAAAGTCAGAAAATAATCTGCTGGTACTTGCACCATTGTATTTTCTTACATTAAGAGTTTTTCTTCTTTTCGGTTTTCTTGTGAATCTATCGTACCAAGCCATTAGAACTTAACCTCGATTGTGTTACCTGACCTTTGTTTGTTTTTGATTCTAGCTTTTTTTACTTCTTCTAAATATTCAGCATGGTATCTATCTCTAAATGTTAATAATTCATCTATAGACATTCTTGACAAAGAACGACCAGCTATAGAAAAAGAAGATTGATCTATTGATGCTCTGTTTTCCAAAACAGCTTCAATATTATCCAAGACCTTTTTTGCATGACTTCTTAAATCAGCATTGGTGTTAGCTAAATTAAGAACAACTGTTGATCTGCCTGTGTCTATTCTGATTCTTTGAGAATCAGCACTTCTTGTGATGTAAGCGTTCCATATATAATCACCATCTGTATAACTTGCAGTAGTTGAAGATGCTACTTCAACAAAATAAGTATCATCAGCTTCAGTTGCAGTTATTTCAAATTGATTTGATCCACCACCGCCTGAATCTTTATGAAATTCATAAGTAAGAGCAAAAGTAGATGTCGGATAAGTGTCAGCAATATCATCTCTGCGCCAAACTAATCTATCACCTATAACAATAGTGTCAGGTTCTTGTGTTGGATAATTAGTTCTGTCAAATGCGTTGGACATCTTATAAATACAAAAATTTCTTCTAAAAAGATAGAATTAAAAAGCATTTTAGCATTAAAAGATAAATAAAATTAATTTAATTTATTTGCAAATAATAGTTGTAAATATCTGTAAACCTGTTAATATAATATACATAATTAACAACTAAGGAGAAAATTATGACTTTTACTAACAGGCAATTAAGAGCAAAACTTAGAAGAATGTTTGCTGATAATACTGTTTCAGATACTGAATATGTTCATGCTGAAATGTTTGTTAATTCTTTGCTTTTAGATGTAAACCCAAACCACAAACCTATAGAAAGAAATGTCTACAAAAGACCACAAGGAAGTGATTCTGGTGGTGATAGATATGGTTTAGGTTGTTAAAAAGAAAATTAAGATCATAAAAGCCACCTTTTTAGGTGGCTTTTTTTTACCAATCATTAACCCAATGATTTTTTCTTCTACGATTAATTAGATTCTTTCTTTTTTCTTGTTTTGGTTGTGCTTCTTGCGTTTCGCTTTTGGTTTTAATTTTATTTAGATTTGGCGAAAGAATATAAAATCCTGCTAAAGCATAAACAAAACAATCCAATGCTTCATTCCTTTCTCTTGTTTGTTTCCAAACTAATTTCTTTTGTCCACGATGAAACTTAATGATTCTTTTTTCTGCGGTTAGTTGTTTAAAATATTCTTCATCAACTGTACTTGGAAAATGAATATATCCAGCTTGATCTTCTTCTGCAACATTCAACCAACTAAACAAAGTATCTTTGGCAGTATCAGTTCCGATTGGATAAAGACTCACTCTTTGTCTGCCTGATTGTGTTGGTCTGTTAGCAATTGGTTTGCCACTTATGCTTTGACCTTTGACAGCAAATACCCTTCTCCCTTGTCTTGGTTTTACAAAACCATATACGCTTTGTGTTGCATAACCTGAATCAATACAAGTAATTGCTATTTTTAATTTATGATTATTTTCTTTAGTAAATGATGATAGTAAATATTCGTCTAATTCTTTCCATACTTCTAACTGGTTAGGATCACCCCAAAAGATTTTGTATTCAATTACATATACTTGATTTTCAGCACTCCATCCGACAACTTGTGCTTCTATTCGATCTGACTGACAGTCAATTCCACAAGTAAGCACAACAACATTTTCAGGTATGGTTTCATGGTCGTAATTTTCTCTGCGATTCAACAAACTGTCAGATTCTATTTCTTCTCCTTTTTCTGCAAAACATTCGCCTAATGATGTATTTACCCAAACTCGCAACTGTTCAGGATTATTCTTAGCAACTAAAAATGATTCTACAACTTCTTTCCATGTTCGCCACGATGAATACAATTCGTTCAAATGAAAACCAGCAACACTACTTTTGTTGCCTTCTTGAATCCACTTGCCATTTTGCATCATGTAAGGTTTATCCGATTCATCAATAAGAACCCCACAACTTTTGCAAACATAATTTACATTTTTTAGATCTTCATCCCATTTGATGTTTGACCATTCTAAATGTTGGTAAGTATTACAATGCGGACAAGGTACATGATACTTTCTTTGGTCTGATGTATTCCAAGCATCTTGGATTCTACTCATGCCATCTATGGTTGGTGTTGAGGTCATTATAATTTTACGATTCCAAAAGGTAGAAGTTCTTTTTCTTGCTAAATCAACAGGATCACCTTCAGGAGTTGGTTGGTATCTATCAACCTCATCTAACAAAACAATCCTACAAGGTCTTGATGATAATGATGCTGGTGAGTTACTTCCTGAGATAACTACAAAACCACCACCAAATGATTTAGATAATATGGTGTTGCCGCTATCTCTGCTTTTGGAATCTTTTACTTTGCCTCGCAAAGCATCAGAAGCAGTTATCATTTTTGATAATCTCTGTGTTGAAAAAGCTCTTGCCATTTCTAGTGTTGGCATCACTACCAACATTGGTGCAGGATCGTGTGCAATATGATAACCAAGTATGTTTAGAAGTATTTCTGTCTTGCCAACTTGAGCAGATGACATTATGACAATGGTTTCAATATCTCTATCATTGAGTGTGTCCATGATGCCACGCTGATATTCAGCACGACTTGTTTTCCATTGCCCTGCTTCCGCACTAGATTCAGAAGTTAAAACTCTATGATTGTCTGCCCATTCAGAAACTTTAAGTTTCTTGGGCGGCTTGAAGGTCTGTATCGATGATTTCCAAATTATCTCCAGAGTTTTTTGGAAGTCCTGAGTTTGCGAGTTCATTTAATGCTTCGTGTACTTCAATTGTTATTAAATCTTCTATTTCAGCATAGGATTTAAGACCTAAGACCTGATGTGTTACTTTTGCAGGTATATTTAATAGTTTTGAACGACAGTTTGCAATAAAGTTCTGCCAAGTATCAATAACATCGTCAGAATGAACTAATTTGCTTGATAATACTGCCACTTCTATTTCTTTGTGATCTGCCTGATTCTTAGTAAGTCTTAATTTTTCTTCATTGATGTCATTCGGTACATCTTTGAGATGCAATCTTGCTCTTTCTCTTAAATATTGTATGTATGCTTCACGACAAGCATCAATATCCATGCCGCCACGACCTATGCCTTTTGGCAGTATGCCTTGCGATACTAAATTAGAAACATACTGTTTTGTTAGTCCTAAATGTTCGCCTACTTCCTTTTGGTTCGCCATGTTTTACTTTTTAAATTTCATTTCCCCAAACATCCCAACCTTCGGTTTTCTCTCTTGCAAATAATTCTATTCTTGGTAAATCACCACACAGTTCAACAATCCTATCTCTTACACAATCAGGTTTTTTTGAATGTCTTTCAATCGGTGTATCAACAACGCTATGTACACCAGCATTTATTCTTTGTGGTTTTCCTTTTGTGGCTAACAAACATAATTCTGCATTTGCCCTTGTCCACCTTCCCATGCCCATAAACCAAGTAGGTTTTATCTTATTTTTTTTTATCCAAGTAAAAGCACAAGTTTTGTATTCAAAATTCCAAGCATTAATAACTTCCATAACTTCATTTAATTTAGGCATAGTGATCCATAAAAACAAAACACAATCATCGGCAGAAATATCAGCAACAGGTAAATTACAAATCCAATCTTGTGATTGTGTTGGATATTTGAAACTTGCACCACGCTGTCCAGCACTTGCGTTATCTTTGTAAGACCATGCTGGATCGGCATAGATAATATTGTATTTCTTGTCAGGAAAAGGAATCATAGTTCTAGTTTCTAAATCTCATTACCCCAAGCATCCCAACCATCAAATCTTTGTCTTGCGAACAATTCTATCTTTTTTTCCTTATTTTCATAGGTTTCTGCAATCATATCTCTAAAAAAATCAGGTTTTTTACTATGATGACTTCTTGGCAATTCCCACCAACATCTAGTATGTTTTTTTATAGCGTTTTGTTTGCCTTTACTTGCGAATAACAGATATTCTACATTTGTAGAAAAAGTGCCGCCTAATCCACATCCTTTAGGTTTCTTTACCCATAACAAAGTTGTACTGTATTTAAAACCCCAAGCATCAATTACATCAAAAGATTCTTTAAGATATTTATTAATTGTCCATAGATATAACTTGCAATTGGTATTTGATATATTCTTAACAGGTAAATTTTTAATATCATTTACAGACATAGTAGGATATTTTAAAGGCATCGAAATCCCATAACTTTTATCCCAACCAGCTTTTACATCCCAAGCTGGATCAGCATAGATTATGTCGTATTTTTTGTCTGGAAAAGTAATCATGCGCCTAATCTTCGTCTTTTGTGCTTGTTCATGCTTGAAGTCTTGAGTTTTCGCCTGCCAATGCTGGTTTTTTTGTATTTATGCTTAACTTCGTTGTAATTTGTTTCTTTTCTTACTTTTGCCATTTTCTATCTTAAATAAACTCAATACTTGTAAGCTGTGACTAAAAAAAAAACGCGCCTCGAATCACC